CCCTGGGTCAAGGGGATGCACACCTCGAAGGCTCCCTTCAACTACGCAATGAAGGGAGCCCAGTTGGGCGTTACGGAAGTCTTGATCAATTTGGCGTTCTACGCGATCGATCAGCTTGGACGCGATGTGCTTTACGTCTTACCAACCAGCAAGAACGCTAGTGACTTCTCGAAGGCACGATTCAACTCAGCCTTGAAGGACAGTCCTTACCTCAAATCGATCTTCACTGACACCAACTCGATTGAGTTGAAGCAAGCCGGCTCCAACACGCTCTACATCCGGGGGTCGCGTGGTGACAGCAACCTGAAGTCGATCCCTGTGTCTGTGTTGTTGATGGATGAGATCGACGAGATGAGTCAGAAGGCGATTCAGCTTGCTCTGGAACGTCTGTCTGGCCACCTGAGTAAGACTGTCTGGGGTATCTCGACTCCGACCGTCCCGAACTTTGGCATCGACAAGCTCTATCGGAAGTCAACGCAGGAACACTTTGTTTTCAAGTGCCCCTGCTGTGGCCGACATACCGAACTGGTCTGGCCGGATTGTGTCGAGATCATTGGTGATAGCGTCCAGGATATTCGCTGCAAGGAATCGTTCCTCAAGTGTAAAGAGTGTGGCGGTAAGCTGGAGCACAAAGCGAAGCCTGATTGGCTCTCCAGTGCCGATTGGCAGGTAACCAACAAGAATGCCAACCCAGAAAAGCGTGGGTTTGCCATCTCGCAGTTGTATTCGTTCACGGTCTCCCCTGGTGAGTTGGTAGAAGCTCATTTCTCTGGCTTAGGTGACGAAATTGCCAACATTGAGTTTCACAACTCAAAGCTTGGTTTGCCCTTCGTTGGTGATGGCGCCAAGGTCACCGAGGATGACATTGAAGCCTGTCTTAGGAATCACACTAAGGATTGCTCACGCCCCGAGGGTGGTAGTGACCGTATCATCACGATGGGTGTGGACCAAGGCAAGTGGAACTATGTTGAGATCGGGGAGTGGTTCTTTGATCGATACTCCAGTGACTTGAACGTCGCGGCCACATCAAAAGTCCTCTACGAGACCAAGTTCCACGAAGAAGATTGGAACATCCTTGATGAACTAATGGCTGAGTGGCAGATCAAAGCTTGTGTGATCGATGCTGATCCACAGATCATGGAGGCTCGTCGCTTTGCTCGAAGGTTCCCTGGGTACGTGTGGTTGTGTCGCTTTCGTAAAGGTGTGACGGCTAAGGAAATATCGGAAACCGATGAGGGTGATCATGCTCCGATTATCACAGTCGATCGAACCAACTGGTTCAGTGCGGCATTGGGGCGTTTTCGTCAGCCACGCCGTATCCAACTTCCTCGCGATGTGTCAATGGAATACCGGGATCACATCAAGTCCCCGGTGCGCACTTATGTGAAAGAGGGTGGATCAAAGGCTGCTGAGACGAAGGACACAAAGCTGAAGAATCAAAGTGACAACATGGTGGCCACCTTCATTAGCACGGGGCCAGATCACTATGCGTTGGCTCGTGTGTATAACGAGATCGCACTTCCCTTCGCGGCAAGTCATGACACTGGTGAAGACATTGGCAAATTTCTCTGATTGGGATCATCATGGCAGTAACGAAAATCACTAGCTTCCGTCTTCCTGGCTTCGCCTTGTCGCAGTCCAGTTGGGAAAAGTGGCGATTGACCTACGAGGGTGGTGAGGACTTTCGGACTAAATACCTCGATCAATACAACACACGGGAAAACCCAGCGGAATTCCTTACCCGACAAGCACTCACCCCAATCCCAGCTTTTGCTAAAGCTGCAATCAACGACATTCGCAATTCACTCTATCAACCCATGACGGACATTGTCCGCCGTGATGGTAGTGAGGCTTATCATCGTGCGATCGCTGGGCAAGACATGGGCGTGGATCGCCGTGGATCGAGCATGAATGCCTTCGTCGGGCAAAAGATACTAGAAGAATTGCTTGTGATGGGTCGGGTTGGAGTATTCGTTGATGCGCCTTCGGTATCCGACAACGGGACTCTGGCGGAAGTCGATGGCTTTCGTCCGTACCTCTACCCATACAGAATCGAAGATGTTCTCTCCTATGCTTGCACAGATCCAGAGAACCCTTCTGAATTCAAAGCACTTCTTCTACAAGACAGAGTCACTTCCTATGATAGCATGTCGGGACTTCCGGAAGCGGAAGTGACACGATACCGCCATCTGTGGATTGACGAATCGGGCTTCGTCAATATTCAATTCTATAACACGGAGGATACCCCCGTGGATCGGGATGGGGTTCCGGCTGGGCCCACTCGACTCAACATGCGGTCGATTCCCTTCATCATGGTTGATATTGGCGATAGCCTGCTCAAAGACGTCTGCGAATATCAGATCGCTCTTCTTAACCTGGTCTCCAGTGACGTGAACTACGCCTTGTTGGCCAACTTCCCGTTTTATACCGAGCAGAAGGATCTTCGTAAGGTCGGCGGCCATCTCAAGAAAGCAGCCAACCCTGATGGGACGGCGACTACTGGTGGGCAGGCAGCACACGATGAGGAAATCAAGACTGGCACAACTCAAGGACGTGCCTATGACAAGGCAATGGAGCGGCCTAAGTTCATCCATCCGTCCCCCGAACCACTGAAGGCGTCAATGGCACTTCAGGACAAGCTGGAAAAGGACATCCGCAAGCTTGTCAATCTGGCAGTCCAGACCATGGCCACTCGTCAATCGGCCGAATCGAAGTCGATGGACAACCAAGGCTTGGAAGCTGGTCTTAGTTACATCGGACTGAAGCTGGAGAGTGCCGAGCGGCAGATCGCCCATCATTGGGCGGCCTACGAGGAGAGTGTTCCCAGCCGCCGGAGTGTCCCGACGATCAAGTATCCCGAGCGATATTCATTGAAGAGTGACCAGGATCGCATTGAGGAAGCCTCCAAGCTGTCAGACGTAATCACGGACACGCCCAGTAAGGATGCACGTAAAGAGCTTTGGAAGACTGTCGTTACCACACTCTTGGGCGGCAAGATCAATCCTGACAAGCTCGGCAAGATCATGAAGGAAATCGACCAGGCGAAGTTCACCACGTCGAATCCTCAGGTCATCATTGATGCCAAGGAAGCTGGTCTTGTTGGCGAACAACTCGCTTCGCAAGCATTGGGCTTCCCTGACGACGAATATCTCCAGGCTCGGGACGATCACATGTCGCGACTCAAGCGAATTGCTGAGGAGCAAGGCACGCTCGATAAGGTCCCGATCAATGCGGCATCTCGTGGTATTGTGGATCTCGATGACAATCCTGCTTCGGGTGTGGATGAAAAGAAAACCAGCCGCGATACCACTAACGAAGACAGCACCAAGGACCGCACACGCGGTGAAGGAAAGCAAAATGAATGATACCAAAGACACCCTCCCAGTAAGTGAGTTGAGGAGCGGTCATACGGTAGTGGGGGCAACCAGCGTCCAATTGTCCACTGTGACAGCCAAGTTTCGGAAAGGTGTCGTGATTCGCGCCCCTGGCGATTCTGACCCGACTCCGAATACCAATTTCGTTTGGGTTGGTGGGGCTTCTGTAACAGCGGACTCAGCTTCTACGGGTGGAATGCCCATCGCGCCTGGCGAATCGATTACTTTGCCCTTTGAGGACCCATCCGAAATCTACGTGGTATCGGATGCCGCTTCCCAGGATGTTGCTTGGATTGGAGCATGACATGGGTTTTGCTTTCTCACGGAATCATTTTGGATTCGGGTTTGGTCCCTGGAACTCCATGGGTATGCCGGCTGCCCCTGGGCAGCAGGCAGCCTTCACTCCGTGGGAAGACGCCCCTGTGTGGTCTAATGACCAGGCCGTCCTCAACAAGCGTATTGCAGCCTATGGTTCGCAATTCACTGAGACGGTAGCCCGACCAGGTGACATTGTTGGGGCCAGCAAATGGTCTGGTTCTGTTCTGGCTCAGAATGGGATGATCTATGGGATACCCCGTGATGCAGATGTTGTGTTGAGGTTTGATCCCTCTGATGATTCATCTTCGATGTTTGGAAGTCTTTCCGCTGACCCAACAAAATGGTTGGGTGGCGCGTTGGCTCCAAATGGAATGATTTATGCGGCCCCTGCTGGCACCTCAGCAATTCTCAAGATCAATCCCACAAATGACACGGCCGGAACATTTGGCAGTCACGCGGGTGGTAACAAATGGTTGGGTACTATCCTGGCTCCCAATGGAATGCTCTATGGGATTCCTCTTACCTCGACCACGGTGTTGAAGATCGATCCCTCTGATGATTCATCTTCGACGTTTGGAAATTTAACTGGGACATTGAAATGGTACGGTGGCGTCCTGGCTCCAAATGGGATGATCTATGGTGTCCCGCACACATCATCCACCGTATTGAAGATCAATCCGACCAATGATACGGCTGGAACATTTGG